GGTTCTCCGACATTGGGAGCATCTCCATCGTTTCCAATTACACCGGCAGCAATATCGGTATCAACATATTCGGAAGCCAGTTCAGTATTATCTATGACATATGCTGACGGATATAATTTAAATGCACCTAACTATAATGTTGCATCTACAAAAACTTTATATGCAGTAGACGTTTATAATACAATCAACCAACCTGATTTCTGTTTATTATTCGGAACAAAGATAACTAAAACAGATGGTAGTGTTGTTAATGTTGAAGACCTGTCTGTGGGTGATTCGATTAAAGCATGGGTTCCAGCAGGATTACCAGATGAGTCACAAGATGTGGATAGTGAAAATGTTGATTGGAGATTCTATATGTTAGAAACTCAAACAGGTTCATATCAAGAAGTAAATGTATCGGATATTGTATTTAACTTTGCAAGTGGATATTATGATTTGAATAATGGTTTAATTAAAGCAACTGGAACTCACCCTCTTTGGGTATGGGATAGTGAAATTGAAAAATATCACTTTAAAAATATTGAAGATGTGTTACCTGGAGATTTAGTAGTAACATATGACGAAATGAGTGGATTGAACGAAATTGAAATAACTGATATTGAAGTAGTAAATGCAGATGTGGAAATTGTAACACTTAATGTGGAAAATGCCGATGTGTATTTAGCAAATGGTATTATATCACATAACAAAGGAACAACAACACAACCATATATTCCTTCTGCAGGACTAAGAATGTATGTTGACCCATCAAAAGCATCATCTACAAATGGTACAGCAACAACTGACTGGTTAGACCTTTCAGGATACAATACAGGTATAAGACCTGCAGGTGTAACAAACGCAGCAAGTATTACGGGAGGAAACCCATCATATAATGCGGGAGCAAGTAGAAAAGAAAAATATTGGGCAGCAAATGGTACAAACCAATTCTGGTATAAAGATACTACTACAAATATCAATGGTGGTATTTCTCAATTCAATACTAATACCGGTACGATTCATATGTGGGTAAGACCTACAACAACATTGGGTACAACTACAAGACACATTTTTGACTACGCAGGATTTTATGGTTTAGCAATTGAATCATCAGATAGTTCTACTTTAAATAGAGTAAAATTCTATGGTAGTACATTGGGAAATAGTGCACAATTAACGACATCATTATCGGCAAACGTTTGGTATATGATTTCAGCAACATTCCAACCATCAGGAACTGTAACAGTTTATGTAGATAAAACATCGGTAGGAACATTTACAGCAGCAGCATTTACGGCCCCATCATCTACAAACTTTTTAACAGTTGGTAGTAATAGTGCAAGAACAACATTCTGGAACGGACAAATCGGACCAGTATTATTCTACAACACATTACAATCAGCAACATCGGTAGGACAAGTATACGATTATTTCTCACCAACATACAAATAAGATTTTTGTTGTTTTGAAATAAAATATTATATTTATATTGAGAACTAATAAATTAAATTAAAGCATATAAAATGGCAGAAAAGATAGTATCACCAGGCGTATTTACAAAAGAAAACGACCTTTCATTTTTACAACAAGGTGTAGCTGACATCGGAGCAGCATTCATTGGCCCTTTTAAAGAAGGCCCATTAGTACCAACAATTGTAAATTCACAAACTGAATTTGAACAATTATTTGGAATAGTTGATGACACATATTATACTCCGTTAGCAGTACAAAAATACTTAGCAGAAGCAGGAACTGCAACTATTTGTAGAGTAGCTGGTCAGTCGGGATATACCGAAACAGCTCCTTTATTATTAATAGCTGCATCTGGTTCAATCACAGGTGCATTAGGTATCTTATTTAATACATCAGCGAGTGCAAATAATGGATTTTCAGCAACTACAATTTCTGATTTAAATGGTAGTGGTGATTTTTCTATTGTATTAAATGGTAGTGCTTCACACGGATATAGTTCATCAATTGAATTAGCGGATGCAAATAATATTGAAGCAGTATTTGGTACTTCTCCTTATGGTTCAACAAAAGCTTATTCATACGCATTCTTTAAGGAAAACGGATTTATATATAATACAGGTAGTTATTCATTATCAGGTGTAAATGGAGTGGGAACAGGTTCATTCACAGGTTCTTTTGCAGCAACAACTGCAAGTCTAGTAGTTTTAGCTGACCAAGACTTCACATTTGAAGCACAAGAAGCTAAAACTCCATATATCCAATCTCAATTAATTAATAATACAAGATTCCCATTATTTCAATTTGAAACAATCACTGCAGGAAATGTAGGTAATACAAAAGTAAAAATTGGTATTACAAATGTAAAAGCAGCTGGTACATCAAACGGAACTGATTATGGTACGTTTACTATTGTAGTTAGAGATTTTAACGATACTGATAAGAAAAAGAATATTTTAGAAACATTCTCTAATGTAAACTTAGACCCTAATTCTCCAAACTATATTAATAGAGTAATTGGTGACAGAAAAAGAACAATCAATTCAACAACCGGAAAGATAACTGAAACTGGTGATTGGGTTAATTATTCAAAATATATTAGATTAGTAAGTTCTGATAGAAATCCTCTTTTAGATTCTAGTAAAATTCCAGTTCAAGCAGTTCCATTTGCACACGCAGGATATCAATTACCTGTAAACGCAGGAGCATACGCAAACTTTATTCCAAGAGTAACATTCACAACAGGTTCAGCAGTTTCAGGTTCTACATTATACTCTGGTATCGATTTAGATAACAACGCTGATAATAAGATTTATATGAAACCAATTCCAGTAAGTGCTGGTAGTGGTTCTAACTCTACATTCTCATTAGATACTATTTGTGGATTATCATTATTAACAACGGATTCCTCTACAATTGCAATGAGACAATTTATTGTAGCATTCCAAGAAGGATTTGACGGATACGCACCAAATACAAACGCAGCTGATATCGACGCATCAACAACTGCAGGTAAATTGGCATACGGAACACACATCGCAGCATTATCAAACGCTGACGAATATGATATCAATATGGTAGTTGCACCACACGTTAACAGAGCAGACCATGAAAACGTTTGGACTTCAATATTGGATATGGTTGAACAAAGAGCAGACGCATTCTTCATCGGTGATGCAGGTAACGCAGCTACGGAGATACAACAAACATTACAACAAGCTGATGGAGTTGATTCTAACTACGCAGCAGTTTACTACCCATGGATTAAGACACTTGATGTTAATACAAACAAATTGATTACAGTTCCACCATCGGTATTACTTCCGGGTGTATTCGCAGCAAACGATAGAATCGCAGCTGAATGGTTCGCACCAGCAGGTTTGAATAGAGGTGGATTAGTAGGAGCAGTTAGTGTATTAGATAGATTAACTCAATCTGAAAAAGATACTCTATATGAAGGAAAGGTTAACCCAATCGTTCAGTTCCCAGGACAAGGTATCGTAGTATTCGGACAAAAGACTTTACAAGACAAACCATCTGCATTAGACAGAATCAACGTAAGAAGATTATTGTTAACAGTAAGAAAATACATCGCATCTACTTCAAGATACTTAGTATTTGAACAAAACACTGCAGAGACAAGAAATAGATTTTTAAACATAGTTAACCCTTATTTAGAATCAATCCAACAAAGACAAGGTCTATACGCATTCCGTGTTGTAATGGATGAAACTAATAACACACCAGATGTAATTGATAGAAACATTATGAAAGGAGCTATCTACTTACAACCAACTAAAACGGCTGAATTCATTCAAATTGATTTCAACATTTTACCAACTGGTGCAGCATTTAACGGATAATTTAGAAAACAGATATTTATAATAGAACAATAAAAATAAAAAGAAATGCCAGATATTTTAACCTTTGATAAGATGTTTTATAAGAATTTTGAACCAAAACTTGGTAACAGATTCATTATGGAAATCAACGGTATCGAATCATACATCATCAAAACAGCAAATAGACCAACTTTTACATCAGAAGTAGTTGAATTAGACCACATCAACGTAAAAAGAAAGATTAAAGGAAAATCTACTTGGGATGATGTTAACATCACTCTTTATGACCCAATTGTACCATCAGGTGCACAGCAAGTTATGGAGTGGGTTAGACAATCACATGAGTCATTAACAGGTAGAGACGGATACTCTGCATTCTACAAGAAGGATATTACTTTCTTCTTATTAGGACCAGTAGGAGATAAAGTTGAACAATGGACTTTGAAAGGTGCATTTATCACATCAGCAAACTTTGGTGAGTTGGATTGGGCATCAAATGACCCAGTTTCAATTGAATTGACATTGGCATATGATTACGCTATCTTAGAATACTAATCTAAACAATATAAAAAAGAAAGGGGATGCAGAAATGTTATCCCCTTTTTTATTTTTTTAAAAACATAATATATATAATAAACACATTAGTTATATTATGGAACAAAACATTGAACAACAAGTTACAAGAGGATTAGGTAATACACCACCTCAACAATCTAAAAAAGATTACCCATTTCCAACGGAAGTTATCAGTTTACCATCCAAAGGATTGGTATATCCTGAATCATCTCCATTAGCATCAGGAGAAATCACAGTTAAATTAATGACTGCAAAAGAAGAAGATATTTTAACTTCTACAAACCTAATTAGAAAGGGTATTGTATTGGATAAATTATTAGAATCAATTATAGTCGATAGTTCGATAAACATAAATGATTTGATTATCGGAGACAAAAATGCTATTTTGATTTCATCAAGAATATTGGCATTTGGACCTGACTATGGTGTTACAATCAATGACCCAAATGAAAACGAACCTGTTGAAGTAAAAGTTGATATGAGTCAATTAAAGATTAAAGAAATTGACGAATCTAAGTTAAATAGAAATAATGAGTATG